TCAATGGTTACATCGTAATCAATTACGTCTATATTCAATTCATTTTTATAGTAATGTTTCAAAAAGCCCCAACAATCAAAGCCCTGTATATCTCTACCACCAACAACAAAAGGAATACCTATATATCGGCAATAATCACGCATTGATAATTAAACTTAAAAAATCTTTAGTATAATTAACATTCAAAAACCGTTTATTTTGTAATGCTACCATTTCAGCCGTTCCTGATATTGTTTGGTTGTTAATTGTTACGCTGGTTAATTCTAATTCTAAGGGCGTGCTTTTTGGTTCGGTTGTATCATCACTTAAATATACCCGATATGTAACTATTATAGGGTTATTGTTTGTATCCTCAACCGCTGTACTTAATAAATTAACAAGCTCAAGATTAACCGCATCAATAGTAATACCTAACGTCTGATTTCCGTTATCGTCTTTGGATGGTTCAGTAATTTCAAAGGCGTATTTTTTAAATGTTACATTTCCTGCACTGTTTTCTAGCCCTGCCGTTAAATCTTGAAAATCATTTACTATATAATAAGGGCTAGTAAATGTTGTATGTTTAATTTCCAAAGTATCGAGTTTTACCGCACTACCGCTAGATGCGTAATATCGTTTTAAATCGCCAGTAATAGTCATTTCAGTTTTTTAATGCGTCTAATTCTTTTTTCAATTCTTGAACACTTGCCACAAGCAAGGGAACAATTTTGCTTTGGTCTATTGACTGATATTCGGGGTTGCCTTTTTCGTCCACTGCGTCTTTTGTGCCTGTGACGGCTTCTGGAATTATATCTTGCACTTCGTGGGCTAGAAATCCGTCTACAATTTTGTTTTTATCTTCTACAAAATTAAACCTATTAGGCTTTAATTCCATTAATCTTTTAAGCCCATCATTAAGTGGATTAACATTCTCTTTCAATCGATAATCTGAACCAGTTCCGTATGTTGTTCCTCCTGAGTCTACGGATATTGTTCCTTTAACAGTTCCGTTTAGACGAAAATCGACAACTGTTCCACCTGATGAGTCTGTCCTGTTTAAATAGGCAACTGTCTGGCCACTAGCAGTGGATGCAAACCAGCCCTCAGATGAGATGACTGTTCCATTCCCCGTGGTGTCGTTGGTGGGGTCGCTATCAGTTGTATTAATTAAAACTGACCCTGAACCATCAATACGCATTCTTTCAGTATTGTCAGTATATAAATATATCTGACCTGCCCCTGTTGACCCCCCTAAAAGCTCTCCACCATATATCTTAACGTGGCCACCATATGATCCCGTTGAAGAATTACCCTGAGCCCCACCCCCTCTAATAATAACACTACCGCCACCCATAGCACTGCCACCTGCAATGCCATCTGCTCCGTTTATTTCTATTGAATCAAAAGTGGTGCGAAATGTATTACTTGCTACTTGCTCTGGTCCAATAATGTACTTGCCAGTGCTGTAAGGCATCCTTATATGGCCACTAACTGTTAAGTTTGTTAATGTACCAACACTAGTAATATTAGGCTGTGATGCTGTCGATAATGTACCCGATAACAACGTAGCTGTTAGTGTTCCTGTACTTGGATTATAATGGAAATCCCCATCACTTTCTAAGCCTACGTTACCTGTTGCTGTTGCGTCTTCAATGAATGGAATAAGATTATTTTCGTTTTCTGATTCGTTATCTACGACAAAAACATGAGTTGAGTTTGTAGCTGTTCCTGTAACATCTCCTGTAACATCACCTGTAAGATTACCTGTAAACGTACCTGTAAACGTACCTGAAAAAGTTCCGCTAACATTTAAATTTTGAAAATCTGTTTGTAAAATTGCCCATTTTCCACTAGATAAATCCGTTGAAAATGTTCCGCTTGTGTGTGCAACTAAACATACATATAATACACTACTTTCTGATACCACATCTTTTACGGCGTAACTATACGCTGTTTGCCACGCCCCTAATGAGTTATACGCTTTTAACTCTGCCAAGTATCCCGATACCGTTTTAACTGTTGAGTTATCCAGAGTTACAGTATCAGTCTCAGATCCATTGACTATATCATCCCAACGCCCTAAATTCGTGGTTAATTTGTCAATCTGTGCTTGTGTTGGATTAGTCATGTATTTTTAGCTCCCTGCGTAGCCACTATTAGCATACGTTTGGTTAATTGCAACATCTAACTTATCAATATAAGTTGACGTAACATCGAAACCTCTTACACCGCCAAGTGACGCTATAAGACCTTCAATAACTTCATTATAATCTAACCCTGTAGCCATTTCAACTGCTTCTATAGTTGCCTCAACACGGTATAAATTCCCTGTCATCGTGTAAGTGGGTTGACTAGTAAACCTGCATTCGTGAGATGTATTCGCTCCTACCCCTACAGCAATATCCATATTAAAATAATTAAGCCCACAATCTAACGTATCCTTATACCAAGCCTGGAAATAACTTAAACTACTTTGATCTAACAATAATTGAAAATTTAAATCAAGGGGAACGGACGTAAACCGTTTTCTTGCAACTCTATACCCACTATCCATATCAGTAAATATAATCCGTTGCCTTTCTTGGTGCCGATTTCCATTAACTAAACATTTCGGTAAAATTTCTTTTGGGTAATCTATACTAGCCATACTTAATAACTCCCATATGCCCTATTCATACCATATATATTACTCAAGGCCTTGTTTAAGTTTCCTGTTCCAGAGTTTATTCCTTGCGCTATAGAATTTTCAACACTTTCAATAATCACTTTTAAATTCACGCCACCCATACCATCGCTTTGTTGTTCAACTTTTGCCGTTTGCCCTTCTAAATTATACACATTAACGTTTACTTTTGCACTTGATACGCCCCCCGATATATCACTATTAGGGATTATTCTACCTGCACTATTGCCCATTTGTAATATTTCTGGTCCATTCTCACCAACTAGATACCCTCCGTTAGGGTATATTGATCCTCCCACTGCTCTAGGTGTATAGCTTTGATTGGCTATAGCGCTGGCTTGCACAGCCATTGCTCCACCAGCAATACCAGCAAAAAGAGCACCTACTACAGGTGATCCAACTGCTGTACCGTAAGCATAAGCATTTGCCACCGCTTCTGGTGTTTTAATTGCAATGTTAGCAATAGCTAACGCCTTATTTAATTCAAAAAACTCTTTCGAGTTTTGACTTGCTAACTGAATTTGTTGTGCAAAATTTTCCCCTGCTTGTTGTAATTCTACCTTATCAATCTTTCCTTTTTCGTCAATAAATTTTTTTTCAAAGGCTTTTCTAGAATTGTTGTACCACTGATCTATTTGAAGCATTGCATAAGCTTTTTTCTGCTTAGCTTCAATATCTTGATCGTCTAACTTTTGTTGGTCTGCTTGTCGCTTTTTCTCCGCTTCTATAGATTTCTTGGTTATCTCTTCTTGGACTCTAGCAAAAAGCCCTGCTTTTTTTGTGGTTTTATCTTCTTCCTCATCGCCAACAATAAACCCGCCCATTTTTGACATAAAATCAAACACTTTAGTTACAAATCCAGCCGATTCTCTAACACTGTTTAATTTTTCAAGCATTACATCAAAATAAATATTTGCGTTCGAAACATGTTCACCCACCGTAAACATATGACCCCCTAATTTTTCGGTCAATCCTGTAGCGGTGTTAATGTCATCAATTGCCTGACTAATCCCTAAAGTTAATCTTGAAAAACCACGATCCATATTCATTGGCAGGCTTTGCGCCTTTTCGTTTATTTCATCCGTTTGACTAATCAAAGCATCAAACACATCTTTAGATGTCAATTTCCCTTCTTTTTTTAGTTTTATTAGTTCATCAGTGGTAATGCCCATGCCATCAGCCATATATTGAGCAATGGCAGGTATTCCCTCTACAACACTTTGAAATTCTTGAGCTTGGAATGTTCCAGAAATTAAACCTTGCGAAAATTGCAACATTGCACTATTCATCTGACCAACATCTGAATCACTTATCATACCTAATTGAGTAATCGCTTTAGTTAATTTGACCATTTCGCCAGTGGTCGCCCCAACTGTGTCTTTTGCAAAAAGCATCTTTTGAAATCCACCAGCAGTGACTTGTATAGAACTACCTGTCAATTCGCTTATTTTTTGCAATTCACTAAAAACTATTTTGCTTTTCTCCATATCCCCGATCATTGCATTTATTCGGTTTTTTAGCATCTGGAAACTGTCACCTGTTTTAAGTATGCGTCTTACCGTTTCGGCCATAATTATGCCCTTAATTGCCCTGCTTAACGTGTTAGCCGATCTAGTCGCACTATCAAAGGATTTTTTACTTTTTGTCTCAAAGTTTTTAACGTCTTTATTTGCCTTGTTTAAGCCTGTTGTATTGACACCAAGTCTATAAAATATAGTACCTAAATTCACACTCATTTGAATTTATTCCTTGATTTTGCTTTTGCTTCCGCTTCTTTCATTGCACGATCTTGCATTTTTGCTTTTATGTCAAAATAAGCGATCCATTCCATAATTTCATTATACGGCATTTGGGTTTCTAATTCAAAAACAGTTTTGCCTAACTTTTCAGCTAGGCTAAAAAGATTATATCTTTGAGTTAATTCATATGCGTTAGTTTCGGGATTGAATTGTTCTAGTTTTTTTTTGCTTCATCAAAAGTTATATCATGTAAAGCGGAAATCTCAGAGAATAAAATATCAACATATCCACCCGATACACAATTTTTTAAAGTCTCTTTGTCTGTTTCATCGTATATTTTTTCATTCGTATTAGGTACATAGCAACTAAATATAATAGAGTTAATTTGATACTCAATATAATCTACTTGATTTGTATCCTTATTTAACGATTTACTCGTCAACATGTTTCGATCCGCTACACTTAACTGCTTTATTTCAATTTCAATATCTTGGATTTTAACTATTCTTGATCCAAAATCTTGAGCTAAACCTAACGTTGCTTTTCTTATTTCATCTTTTGTAATTTTTGCCATTGCTCTTTTTTCTCCTCTCTTAATTTTTTTTAGTTTCTACTAAATGTTTTCCCTTCCTCATCATCCCCCGATAAATCAAACGTTAAAGTGTCTTCAATCAACGCATTAACATCAAGGCTCTGATCTTTACCACTTAAAATAAACCACCCTCTATATACCTTTGTTGATACAGGTGCAAACTCTACTACTATAGGGTTTCCGCTATTTAATACAGTAACAAAATCACCGCTTAAATCATCAAAACGGCTCACTGTAATATTAACGTCTTTTATCCCTGTTTCTTTAGTTTCAAATCCTACATTGCTTTGATCTGTTGAGGTAAAAAGCTGGTTGGTTCTGTTCATTGTTGCCTCATACCCACCAGCAATTAATGCCGTTGGTAAATAATCACCATCAACGGTAATACTTCCAGTCTTTGACGTTGAAAACGTAACTTTACCAAAAAGATAATCAATACTTGATATGTCACTTGAAGATATTTCAACAGAATCCTCATAAAATGTAAATGTGCTTAACCTGTTCCACACTTGCTTAGAATCGGTATCAATTTGATAAGTATTTCCAGTGACTACAGTCATAGCCTCGCCAGTGAATGACGTACTAGTTCCCGATTTTCTAAATTTAGCTTGGTAGCCTGCTGTTCCAGTCATTCCCTTATGCGTTGTCTACTTGTGGTTGGCCATTCCCCTGAAAACTAATACTAACCGATATCTTGTCGCTTACTGGACTTGATATCGAAAAGTTCTCAACGATAACAGGCACTTTATATCCATTACCTGCTACACCATCGGGCATAAATTTAACATACATTGTATTTCCGTTCTCGTACGCTGTTTCGATTACGCCTAACGCTGTATCACTTGCAGACCAGTTTGCCTCTGTTGATAATGCTGTATCGGCTAACCCTGCTAATCGTTGTTGGTATCCTGGGTTTGTTGTATCTGTAATATCTTTTATATCTCTTGATCTATTAAATGATCCATCTGTAGCTGGAACCTCGCTATACGTTCCACCACTTGTGGCACTTACAAAAATTTTGAAACTATAACCTGCTGTAGCCATATTAAAAACCTCGTTTTTTTATATTTTAATAGTAAAACAAAAAAATTAAAAAATCAAATTATTTTATTGCCTGTGTTGGCCGTCATCGGAAGGCTCAACAATTAAACGTAAATTAAACCCACAAACAAAATTATCATTTTCAATAATTCCAATATCGAAGATTGACGTTTTAGCAAAAATTCCTGTGTATTTAGTTGTGTTTTTTTCAAATTGCCCAATCCCTACTAACTTATTAAAAATAGTTAAGGCGTTATTATACGCTGTTTCATACGTTTTCGCTCTCGATCTTACTTGTATTGACGGGTAATCAATCCTAAATTTGGGATCGGGATCTGAATCACTGTAATTATATAACGTAACGCA